TGCAATTCACCTTGATCAATCGTGCCGATCTCACCATAAGGCGAAATGACATTGACCCTTTTGGGTGCTTGGGGTGTTAAAGCTTCGGGCATTATTTAGGCCTAAACGAGGTTATAGGTTGAGTTTGGCTAGGTGTCTGGCCAGAGGCTCGATTGATATTCTCAATAGCCAAACGTCTTGCGTTTGTTTTCTGCGCCACCGTAGCCTCATTGTCTCCAGGTTTTGGGTAAAAAATGTCTTTCCAGCCGTTTCGTTCTTGTGGGGTAATTGCTCCACCTGAAACAAAACGACCATAGTTTTCAGAAAATTGATCGGCGGCCTGTTCGTATTGACGGCGTTGGTCACCTTTTAAGAGGTCAGGCGTTGCCCAATTTGGGATGTATCTGCTGCGTTCTGTTCCCTTGTATTGCTCTGAAGAATTCGGATTTTGTGAAAGCCCCGTGATAACTTGCTCAGCCTGCAACATTCCACTGGCAAAGGCATTCGCTTTAGCTTGAGATTCAGTCATTGGCTTATTTGCACCAAGCGTTGATTGAATCTTGAGCATGTCAATCATGCGGTTGGCTTGACCTTCAGCAATCTTATTTTGTAGGTCGGCAAGCTTGAAACCAAGTTCTGCAAGACCTTGCTGCGCTTTGGCCTTTACCATCTGGTTACTGGTTTGAGCTTCAACCATTTTTAATTGCGCACCGAACATGTTGTACATATCAAGTTTCGCCGCATTTTCCGCCTGACCTAAATCTTGATACTGTTGAAGCTTCATTTTGAGAAGGTTGTTTTTCTTTCCCATTTCTTCTTTTTGCGCGTCAATATCTCTATTCACAAGGTCATCAATTGCCTTAGCCGCTGGGTTCACGCCTGTTTTGTTTTGAGACAATCCACCCAAAAACAAACCGATGATAGCCATCACACGGTTCACGCCGCCTTTGATACCAGTCTGACTCTTCCAAAAATGCCCAGGGTCAATTTTACCCTCTGAAACGTCTTTTTGAATTGCTTCGGTTTCTTGCTTTAATGCATTTCTTTCCGTTTCGTACTTCAATTTGATGGCTGCATTTTGCTCCGCAAGCTGTTTGTTTTGATCAAGCTGCGCCTTATAGCCCTGGTCAGCAGCAGCAACCTCTTGTTTGTAAGCATCCCTCATTAGATTCATGGGCGCTGCAAATCCACCCATGCCAGGCTGTGGAATTCCTTGAACGGGTGAGGCTATGGGCGTTTGAGGTGGTGGTACTACGCTTTGAGGCGCTTGGGGTTGAGCTGACACCGGCGCTTGTGGCGGCATTGATACCGTTGGAGCTGGCGCAAATCCAGGTATCCCTTGTTCACCCATTTGCTCGTTGAGAGCTTGATTTAAAACTGCTTTGTTGTCAGGTGGAGGCGTTGGAGCTTTTGCGTTCATAGCAATAGGAGTTCCCTCTGGAACAGGCGCGGCCTGATTTAAGGCGTCATCTGTTTTTACTTGAACCTCATCTGGCTTTAATTTTGGAAGTGATTTGATGACTTTAATTGTATTTTCATCCAAATCTTTTTTTGCAATAGGGAACGTCATACCGTTGGCGCTTTGGACCATGTATTGATGATCGCCTTCGTCTACAAACTTAAGACCATTCACGTCCATGTTCTTGGCCATTACGCTTTACCTCCACAATACATTTTTTTATAAAGCTCAGAACTGTCTTCGTAGGCCTTTTTAGATTTGATCAAGTCCTCAAAAGTTGGAGCTTTTTTATTGCTTTTTAAAACCTGATCAAGAAAGCGATGAGCAGCTTCAGGATCTTCAACCTTAGACCTAGGAATGACAATTTCGCCCGGAGATAGAAGAGCTGGTACGGTATCATTTTTCGACGAATCACCTTGCGTTTTAGCGCGTCCATCTATCTTTCCTCCTTTGGATGCAAGAGCAACAAGACTCAAAAGCTCACTTCCTCCAGCGGCTTCGCCGGCACCACCTGCAGCTCCAGCGCCACCCAGGGCTCCAGCTCCGCCAAAATCTCCAACAGCTCCGCCGATTCCAGCAGCCTCACCCGCTCCAGCAGAAGCACCCGCGCTACTTGCTGCGCCCGTTCCAGGACTTACCGAACTTGTGCTTGGTCCACCACCTAAGAGGCCTAGCTTGTCTTTATTGGTAATGTCACCGCCGGCCTTGGCCATTGTTTTGCCTAAATTAGCTCCGGCCGCTGAGATTGCGCTCATTGCGTTGGCGTGCTCAGATGCATAGGTATTCATCAAGTTTGGTGCGGTTTGAAGGTTCCCATCAAAAGAAAATTGCTGAGATGGAATGTCTCCGCCAAAAGCATATCCTTTAACCTTTTTTGCAATCTCTTGAGCAAACGGATTTTCTGGAACCTCACCACCATGGGCCATTGAAAACATACCACCGATTGAAGATGATATGCCCGACATTGCACCCATACCGTATTGAGCATCGGTAGAAGCGTTTTGCGCTGCTGTACCCGCATTGACTCCGTTGGCTGCATTGTACATATCAAAAATCTGCTTCTGATAGGCAAGATCGGCCTGCCTACGCATACCTTCAGCGTTTTGGGAGGCTTGCGTTTGGTTAACAGCTTGCTGACCCAATTGCGTTTGCTGTTGCCCGTAAATATTTGCGGCGGCTGCCTGCTGTTGCATTCTAGCCTGTTGAATGGCCTGCGCTTGAGCTGCCTGTTGCGCAGCCTGATTGCCGATAATTTGACCCGCTTGTCCTTGTGCGGCCAGTTGCTGTTGAGCGCTCATGAGCGCAGCTTGTCCAGCGGCCTGTTGATTTCCTTGCGCAACGTTTTGGGACGCCATACGCGCCGCCATTGCAGGGTTGACGCCCCTTTGAGAAGCTGCGAAACCAGCCGCCTGCTTGGCGTTCTGGTCGGTCGTCATCTGCAATTGATTCATGGCAGGGTTTGGACCCTCACCACGACTCGTTGCCATCATTTGATTGATAAGTTGCTGTTGCTGGGCCTGCGTTCCTTGCGCCGCGCTAAAGTCAATTGGGTTTCCGGCGCTTCCGGCAATTTGATTCGCAATGCCAGCCGCTTGCTGACCGTATTGATTGGCACCGCCAAAATCAACAAGGTTGCCCTGCATCGCTTGATTGATTTCTTGCTGATTCTTATCAAGGCGCTTGTCGAAGTTGCCCTGCTCCATTTGAGTAGGACCCTTGAATCTATATTCGTTTTCACCTCCAAACACTGAGGTTAATGCTCCACCGACTCCCATTTAAAGCTCCTTTCCATAGAGCACTCTTTGCCCTAAAGGTAATGCGCCAATCGTGTTGGCGTAAAGTTCTATTTTATTTACTTTTGAAAAACCTAATAAAAAACTGTAACCACGCTGCTTGGCATAGTTATTCAAAATATGAAGAATTGATTCCAAAGCACATTGGCGCTCTACCTTGTCGGCGTGAGGGTGTGTGATGACATTCTCAATCAAGGCAATCCCTGAATCCGTTTGTGTGAGCCATCCCGCGGCCGTGTTGGGTACGATGTAACCGACGACCGGATAAAGCCGGCGATCAATGGGTGTTTCGTTTCGCAATCGGTACCATGAATCAATATCATTCATGTCGGTGTCCTGGACAAGGCGCGGCATCATCCGAAGCTCCTTGATGCGGGCAGTTTGTTCGTTCCACGTTTTGCTCCAACAACAAAAGTGATTGCGCTCAAACTTAAGCCTTCGCCATAGTTTTCATCTTGAACCTCTTCTATGCCTATTTGAATGGCTTGGCATTTTTGGCGCTCCATGAATAGGCGGAATTGATACAAGGGGTAGGATCCACCGTAAGGCGTGGTATCACCATAAAACGCGTCATCGCCATAATTTGGGGTTGCCAACAGGTCACCCGGATTGATGTAGGTTTGTTGCGAAGCATTTTCATTAAAATCATAGGCCACGGTAAGAATGAGGCGATGCAATGACTTATATTCGCCTAGCAAAAGCATCTGATAAACGCGCTGATACCCTTGGAGCCCTGCAAAAGAGAGCCATCCGGTGACCGCTTTCATCTTGATAAAGGCGGTGCCATCCAAGTAAAGGCCTGGGGTTTCCTGCCATGGCGTTCCCGTTGGTGATAAGTATGTGAATAAGTTTTGAAACACTGTGGCGTCGGCCGCCAAGATGTTGGTGAAAATTGACCATTGCTGAAACAAGTAATCGTAGACAATACATTGGCCCTCGGCCGTGGCGAAACGTATTTGGTTGGTGTTTGGAACCAAGATGGTCGAGGTGATGGTCAAATCATTGTAAGCGTCAACGTCAACGCCTATGTATGAACAGTTGAGAGACCTATCAAGCAGGTAAATGCCTTTTTCACTTTTGAAAATGATGCCCAAAGGTGTGATTCCTATAGACCGTGGATTGATACAGCCCGCATCTGTGGTGATCACTTGAGGTTTTGCGAAATCATCTTGCGTTCCCGTGTCATTGGGGCCGTCACCCGCTGTCAGCATGATGATGTTTCGCTTAAAGATGATTAGCTTATCATCCATTTGGGCCAAACCCGTAATGTCTCCGCCAAACGGATTGACAGGCTTGACGAAAAAGTCTGAAAACTCGACAGGTACGCCCTGGATAACTTCCTTTGAAAACCCAAAGTTGTTCTTGTTCTCGCTTGGAACATAAACAATTCGGTTTTTGTAGTTACAAATCAAAGACACGGCGGGCGGAGCAATGTTTTCGAGCACGTCGCCAGTTGTGTAAAGCAGTTGATTCCCGACCAAGTTCGTATTGGTAACCGCATCAACAAAGGTCACTGTGTCGGCCGTGGGATCGTTAAACGTTGGGCTTGTGATCGAGGTCACTTTGTAGAATGTTTGACCAAGGGAAGTCGTACGATAAACGCCGATGATTACATCTGTTCGCCCATATGAGGTCCTTTTGGCTGTGAGTCGCAACGTTGGAATAACCACACTTACGTTGACCTTGTTCACTCCCAACACAAGCGTTTGAGGGATCGAGGGCGCTGACATGTGGGTCTGACCAAGATTGTCTTTCCACTCATAAACGAAGCAATATTGGTAGGTGCCAGCGTCAATACCTGCGCCGTTTGCACCCGCCGTCAATGTTCCTTGCTCAGGGTACAAATGAAAGCCATGCTCAACCACACTCACACCGTCATACATCGACAAAAAGCCACCGGTGAAATGAAGGTTTTCGGCAAGGGTTGCTCTTAAATAGGTGTTTTGCGAAAGAAATGAAATGTCAGCCTCAATTAAACCCTCTTGAGAAAACGTGACACCTGACTCAACACTCAAAGGCTCTTTTTTCCCAAGCGCCAACATGAATTCAGAATCTGAAATCAAACTCACTTCAGGCAAAACGCTCTTGGCTGTAAGTCCCGCGCCCGTGCTTGTCGCAATTTTTCCCACTAAAAGCTTGTCGGTTGTTGATAGGAAATAGGTTGGTTGGAGTGTAGACTCATAGGCCAAGGTTAAATAAGAAACATCGTTATAAGTAAAAACCTTAGAAGCAAGCCCGACACTGCGCATAAATACTTCAGGCGTTCCAGGTGTGATGACCGTTGATACTTTTTCAAGCACGCAATCTCGCACAAGATGGTTGTATGTCGTGGCGGCTGAGATTTCATAAAAGAGCTTTAATGTTTCGTCGGTGGCTGAAGCCACGGAGGTGACAGCACCGGTGATATTTCGCACATTGGCCACAGTCTCAACGTCAAAGGCCACGGTTTCGCTCAAGAGCGCGTAGGTCACGGCAAAACAACGCACCTTGGTGCCGTTGTAATACGCAACGTAGATGATTTGATTGCTTGAGCACCATACCGAGATGCATGTCGTTGGGTCTTCGCCTACTTCTTGATAATCCGAAGAAACAACGAGGTTGCTGTCAAGGTAAGCCACAGAGCAAGCTCCGATCGAGTTGTTCCAAGCATAGTACACCCTTGTTGTACCACACATACCCGCATCGAAACACGTATTGACCGGATCAACTGCGCTTGAAAGTGTTGTAGCCGCTGACAACGTGCCAGGGTTGTTGATGACGGCGCGTTTATAAACAAGGTTGGTGCCGTTGTAGTAAATGAAAATTAAGTAATTTCCTAAAGCAAATGCCTTTGGGCGCTGGCCACTGGCATCAAGAACGGCATCGCTCACCAAGGGTTGATTGGTTGTCGCATCAAGGACAGAGTATCTTGTACCGCCGCGCGTGTCTTCCCAACAAAACGACTTCAGGCCAGCAGGGTGATAAGCCGAATCCATGGATGATTGCTGGTACCCATTTGACACCACAAATTTCGAGTTGATCTCAAGGCTGACAGCCTGACCCTTGCTCGTAAAGCTACCAAGCGCCTCTGAGTAACTTGAGACGTTGATACCATCAAAGGCTACAAGTTCGTCTTTGTACGCTGCAAGCGCACTTCCTTGGCTGCCAATAGAAGGTAGCTCAGCATAGCCATTGCGTTTATCAAATCGCTTCACACTTAAAAACGTGGCGTTCTCAAGCAAAAGCATTTTGCCAGGTAGCACTTGCTTGGAATCGGTCTTTGTATCAAGACCCTTCTCAAAAGAAATCGAAACGTTTTGTTTGTTAAGCGCCATTTCTTAACCACCCATACTTGTAAGACATCAAGATTTTATTAGCTTCTTCGGGTTTTAAACGAGATCCATTAACATAGGCTTCCATTTCCCATTTCCATCTCCATGGGTTCCATAAAAACGGGCCACACAAAAGATAAAGGAACAAATATTTTAAAATACCGACGCGATTTTGCTGAACTATGTGCATGGTTTCATGCGCAATTGTTTTAGATGAAAGCGTTACCCCTTTGGGTTTATAAATAGTGTTGCCCAAAGTGGTGGCATTTTTATGGGCAAAAGGAAATGTGAAAATCCAGTACCAGGCTTTATCTTTGATTTTCACCGCGCCGTCTCCTTTCAATAGCCATCTATAACTCGTAAGCTATCAAGTTAAAGGTGTTCACAAATCCTATGGTTGCGCCAAATTCGACATCATAGGTGTATGTTCCAGCGCCGCCATTATTGTCTACGTGAACAAGGTTAGCTGGAATTTGAAAGAATGTTGCCCCTGCTAAATCGAGTTGATATTTACAAATCCTGGTTCCATTTCGTCTGAAGTAGACCACACAACCAAAGCTTGGATCACCATCAAGGACGCTGGCATTAGACCCAGAATCGCCTTGAACCACGAGTTGAACGGGTCTTCCCGACGTCGTGATAACCACAGGAGCATAAGCCGCGGCGCCGCTATAGGCACCAGAGCCATTGATCCCAACACCGCCGACGCCAACTGTTGAACCCACCGACCTCGTCGTGGCTTGGCGCATTGAATTGGCACTCCCAGCCGTTGGGGTTGCATTGATGGTTAATGTGTCGCCTGATGCATTACCAAGTGTTGTGTTGCCATTGACCGTTGCGTCGCCAGTAAACGTTGAATTGCCAGAAACCGACAACGATCCCGCAGAAACCGCGCCAGAAACTGAAAGGCTGGCCAAACTAGGAGCATCCGTAAAAGACAACGCGCCGGTGTTTGAAGATTGTAACAACTTAGTCGATGCTGGCAATGCTCCTGGCCATGTCATCGTATAATCTGAGACTAAGGTCACATCAGGCTGAAACGTAATACCTGGAGCCGATAAAGATTCACGCCGAAAGGTGAAGGGCCCAAAATCCATGGCCGCGGCTTTGTTGGTGTCCTGGGTAAATGAGAAAGTTTTGGAGGCCGACGTGTAGAAGACCGAAGCCGTGGAGGTGGTGTAATCTCCTCCAATAGCTCCAATCGACGCAGCGTTTAAGCCGCCGCCGGCCGTAAGTTGAATCTGTACACCGTTGCCGTCATTGTACCAAAGGTCAATCCCGGATCGGTAAACACATCCTAAATCTGAAACGGTGCCAAGAGGTGAGATGTTGGCCGTAAGACGAAGGGACCTAAAGCCCGTCGCATTAAAGTCACCAAAATCCAAATCTCCGTTGATATTGATACCCGCTGTAGGTACTTTGACACCTTTGCCCGTGGTGTGATCATGAGCATCAATGACACCAAAGGCGCTGTTGTTTTCTGTCGCATACAATGGCCCCGGAGTTATGGTTGGATCCGGTAGGAGTAGATTCATGTATGGGGTCGTGCTCATTTTTCTCCTTTAAAAAACCAGTATATCAACCGTCGCCACAGCGTCGGAAATTAAGTTAAGGGTTAAATTAGGTAAAGGGTTTGTATCTTGAGTGTCGTAAATATTTGCAGCAGCGCGTTTTCTAACAATGACCCACCCGATCAGCCTTCTTGCCAAAGTATGGTTGATTGTATTTGATCCCACGACCAAGGGCACATTGGTTAAGATTGTGGAGTCGCTCAAGGGCAATTGCTGTAAATCCGTCAGCGCCGAAGTAATGTAGTCTTGAATGAGAGAGAGGTCTCGATTGTTCGTGTTGACTCTGGGAACTGAACGAATCATAATCCGTCAAACCCGTCGTAAAATCCACCGCCTCCATAAAGGTCGTAGCCAGTAAGCACGTCGGATACCCTTTGGGGTGATCCAGCGTCACGGTTCTCCGCGGCTTCTTCAATGCGTTTGATGATTTGGGCTTGTTGGGCAATGAACGGTGTGACATCGCTTTCCTCCTTGGCCATCATGGCAACACACATATCCAAAATGATGTAGAGCTCCCATCCTGACACTCCGTCAATTAAGTCGGCGTCATCGGTAAGCTCAACAGGTCGAATGCTATCAAAAACCCGAAACACCTGACCGGCATTTGGGATAGGGCTAAACCAAAGCTTGTTCCCGCGTATTTTGTACCGGGTTGAAATACGCCCGATTGCCGTGGGAACTGTTTTAAGTACAAATCGGTTACGCTCGGCCATCATAAAGGGTTTGAGCGTGTACCATGCACTTGGATCGCTTAAGTTCACCGACATATCAACGCCGGCTAGCTTGTAGAAATCTTCGGGCAAATCAAAAGTGTCGTTGATCCCGTCCGCTGTAATAAGGAAGGGATCGCCGACAAAATAATCATCGCCAAATTTCTGAACCAGGATGTCATACAAAGCTTTGTATCCATGCGTCGCATAATTATTCATCTCGGGTTCAGTGAAAAACGTCGAATTGACGCGATCACAGCGCTCCCGAGCTTGCTGCTTGATACTTCCCAATGTGATGACACCCACGGCCATACTTTATGACTCCATTTCTGCTTCTTCGTGTGGCACCATTTCACAGGCACTCACGAAGGCTTTTAAAGCGCTCCCAAGCATTTTGGCGTCTTTGGATTCCACGGCTGAAATGATGTCACTCGCTATGGTTTCGTATTCATCGCCTTCAGGGGCCTCCTCTTCAACAGGGCCCCCGATCATTAACGCTATGTCTTTTGGTGATTTGCTCATAGCTCTCCTTTAGAAACTAAATGGATCTACGTTAGAGTTTCTGGCAATTACTTCAAAGTACAAGTACGCGCCACTTGTTGGGTCTGCAGCAGAACCAGCATAATTAAGCGTTTTAAATGAAAATGCGTTATTGGTTACAAAATCACTCTGAAAGTTTGCAGGGGTTGCGTTGTAAAGCTCAGCTTCCGCAATACCTGAGTTTCCAGAGGCCGAAACAAGCCACGCTTTGAAACTCATGAGTTTGTTGTATTTATCAGCCAAGGTGACCGTGTAATCTCCCGTGCCGTTTCTAACAACACTCAACACACCGCCGCCCTTAACAGTTCCCGAAGTCACCGCGCCGGTTGAACCCACGACGAAACGACCATTGATCCTCACCGTGCTTTGTTCAAAAGCATAGGTAGGTTGTTTTAAATATCTGTTTGCCATTTTACTCTCTCCTTTTGAAAACCAGGTTCTACGCCTGGAGGGTAGTACGATCTGGCCTTACCCCAAGAACCAGAAAGGGAGGAGCCCCACATGAGGCCCCTCCAGTTCTATGTGTCGTTAGCTCAATTGAACCACGATGTTTTTGCCAGGATCGTTGCATCCAAGCTGAGCGTAGTAACCGATACGCACTTCGGAGGCGTCACTGTTTGACACACGAAGCATGTCAAGGTTGTCGCCGTATTTTAGAATCATTGGCGCATCGCCAAGGCATTCAAGTTTCCATGTATCCATGTCAAGCATGTACATAAGTTTGCTTGGGCATGAGCGATCTGGGAACACATCCACGAAAGATGTAGGACCGTTGATTCTGATACCTCGGAAACCAACCTCAGCAGGGCCTTTGAGGTCGATGTACTGAACTTTCGATCCCAAAGATTTTTCCAAGTTGGTGTAGTCTGAGAAGCTTGTGACAGCCTTCGAGACGTTTCCACCTTCTCGGCCTACCAAACCAAGAGCGTCAAGCGCAGCTTCTTCGATCGTTTGAGAACGGCCGTCCCATCGGAGACCACCCAAACGAGAATCAACGCTACGATCAACACCAAAGAATGGGGTTGAAGTTGGAGCGGTTAAAGGTAACCAAGCGCCAAGACCCTTGATTTTGAGGTTGTTATCGCCTTGAACAAGCAAGGAGTCGGCTGCTGTCCATCCTGAAGGGGTACCAGCGGCACCGCCGTAGCCCACGTCAGACACGGTCAATGTACCAGCGGCACGGTTGACAGCGATGACATAGCCCAAAGCAGCACGAGGTGTACCACCATCGGTTGCATTGGCTTGCAAGACCTGGTTGAGCTCGAACTGAACGATGTCGCCGGCGTTGACCAAAGTGATCACACCCGTTGAAATCGTGCTGATCGCGCCGATTGTACCGGTTCCAGTTCTAAAAAGAGCTGAACACAATGAGTTCACACACTGGCTCAAAGCTCTGTCGATCAGAACCTTAGAACCTTGCATAAATGACATTGGGTCGGTTTCAGAAGCCAACATCAACTCATTTTGAATCGTGGCAATCGAGTAATCGCTCGCACGTGTCAAAAGGAAGTGGTCGATGCTTGCGGAGGTTTGGTTGGCCAAAGCTGTCGCAAAGGTCGCCGATCGTCCTTGTGAGTTGTTGTAGATGATAGGTAGGGGTTTGTATTTACCTCCGAAGTCATGACTTTTTGGGATCATGGCCAAGAAGGGGTTGTTTGTATAAGTTGCAATCTGGATCTTTTGTCCATCATACAACTCTTTGAGCATCGCATTGGCGCTCGTCGTATTTAAAACGGTTTCCATTTTCGGTCTCCTAGTTAGGTCAAATTGTTAATTGGGTTTTTCGTGCGTGTCTTCGCCCAAAACAAATGACTTCAGAGACCGCTGTATGCGTGCGGTGAGAAAACGGTTGACTTCGTTAAAAGTATTACATGAGTGCTTTTTTACTTCAAGCCTTTAATTGTTTTGAACTTCTCCAAGGCGGCCGCCATGCGTTCTTCGTCGGTACGGATACGGCTTGGATTTTCTGGCTGGGTCGTAGGCGTCATCTGATTGGTCAGTGACTTAGCTTGAGCCACGGCACTCGGAGCAGGCTTAGTTTCGGGAGCCTTAGGAGCAAGGGGTTGATACCTGCTTTTGAATTTGGTTGTGTTTGCAACATCGTTAAAGGCTTTTTCCTCAAGCTCTTTTTCTACGGCGTCGGCGGCTACGTCATAGCTAATGTTTTTGTTCATTTTCCAGCCGGCTTGGATAACTGCGAGAACATAGTCATGTTGACCCAAGCTATTGATGAGCTCCCATTTAGGATTGGCTTTTATCTGTTCTTTGGTGCTGTCAAAAAACTCTTGAAGCTGTCGATCATAGTTCTCTTTGTCAGCTTTGGTTTTTTCTTCAAGGTTCTGCTTGTCGCGCCCTTCAAGTTGGGCTCTTAATTCTGCAATCTCAGCCATGGCTCTCTCAAAGGCCACGTTGGCAGGCATTCCTCCGCCATTGAGTTGATACTGTGTAAGCTTATCGTAATTAAGATCAGCCGCTTCAAGCCATTTATTGGGATCGGTAGCAGCTTCTTTTTTTAGGTTCTCATATTTTTGGTATTCAGCGCGGAGGGATTCTAGTTCTTTTTCCTTAGCGGCCACGGCTTGTGTGCGAGCCACCAAAGCTTTTTCCTTGCGAGCCAGTACCGCAAAAGCGTCATAAGTTTTGGCCTTATCGGGTGTGGGTTTTTCCACCTCTGTGGGTTCAGTGGGTTGAACGGGTTGAGCATCGGGTTGTGCTTCACCATTTTGTGGTGTGACTGTTTGGGTCCCGGTCGGTAGCGTCTTCCCATCTTCTTTAACTGGGGCTGAGGTTGTAGGGGTTGCTTGGGGCGTGACTTCGGTTAGCATGTATCTCCTTGGTTAACATTTTACATGGGCGGTAATACTGGGGCTCCGGCAATTTCACCGGGACCTGGAGGGATTGGGGCCATTCCTTGAGGTGCTGGGGCTCCAGGTGGCAATGCACCGGGAGGCGGAAGTTGATCTTCCATTGCGCGATCTTTTACAGCTTTGCAGCTTGTCATGAATTGACGGATTAGATCCATGCGCTCTTCTTCAACACCTTGGTTTATGTACAAATTGTAGTATTGAAGTGCAAGTTTTCCCGCCAAAGTGAGGTCCATAAATTCATCGGGAGGCGTGTACTCACCTTCATCAATGATCTTATCGAGGTAAGAAAGAATGCGCTCTTCCATGGCACCATCCAAAGTCTCCACCATTTGAAGATCGGGAAGTGTGAGAAGTTTTTTACCTGTTTGCTCATCAATGAGGCCGGCCTGCATGTACTCTTGAACAGTCTGAAGGCGCGCAGCAGGGTCATCACTGAAAGCGGACACTGGAAAGCATTGCATGACAAATTGATCATCTTCAAGTTCAACATCTTTCCAGTCAATCGTTTCAATAAAACGTGATCCTGGAACCTTCACATTAAGCTCGCCATATTCAGCATACAAAGACTTTGCGCGTTGAATCGTGTTGTACGCAATATCAAGACTGAATTGCTCATAAGCTTGCCCCATGGTCATGAAGCGTTCTGACTCAATGTCATTGTATTCGCGTAACGCTTTGCCGCTATCAAGGCCCGAAGGTTTCTTGCTCTGGGCAGATAGCATTGAAATGCCCTCTTGCTCATACCCGCTATTTTTAAGGGTTTGCAAGTGTTGATAGATTTCAGGCTGTACCAAAGGAGGTGTAACGTATTGAGGAGGTGTGTTGACATACCAACCAATAGGCAAGAAGTCATTTGTGATGTGATCGGTGTTGATCTTAGAACCCTGCTGGAGCCAAAGCTTGGCGGTTCCACCCAAATGCATGGTGCGTTGAATAACCCACAAGAGCTTGTTGATTTCGAGCTGAATGCCCGACAAGCGTTCGGCGCAACCCTGACCCCAAAATCCAAGCATACGTTTGTTATTGTGGAAAAAGGCGAAAGGAAATGTTCGTCTAAGCCATTCTTCGTCAATCAAGGTGCCGTTATTGGCTTCAATGGCAATGACATGCTTGCCGTCTCCAGCACCCGGAGCACTTGGCAAATGCCAGGCTTCAGCCACAGTGATGAGATCGGCCGTGTTTCTGTTCTCTGCCTTCATTAAGTCGGTGTTATTGGCGCGCTTGATGGCTGCCCCTGATTTTGGGAAAAAGCCTTCAAGGACGTTTCGGTCAACTGTCTTGATACGATACAAGTTCCTAGGGTTACCACCGGCCGCTTCAGCTTCGTCAACCAAAAGCTCTTGGATATAAACGCGCTCATGTCCAACACTGCCATGGTTGTCAAAGTCATGGATGGCGGTCGATCCCAACACGCCCGCATCTCGGAAACCTTCAGCCATGAGGCGATAGGTTTGGTTTTGGAAATAGATACCTTCATTGAATTGTGTCAAACGCTTGGCCTTGCGCTGCATCTTGGCGTCACCACCTGAGGTCAAAAACAAAGGCTTGGGTTTGTTCTTGGCCATTTTTGAGGTCAGTGTATCAACCACACTTTGAACCAAGTTGAATGTGATTCGATTGCTTGTGACGCCACTGGGTGAGTAAGCGGACATTCCCAAAGCTCCCATCAAAGGCGCATTGGCGTATAGTCGCATGAACTTCCCGCGCATGGCGTTGAGGTTGCTTTGTGCTCTGGCTAGGGTTTGAATGTTTTGAAAGATAGCGCCGCTGATATTTGTTTTTGATTTTTCATTCCACCACTGAGCGCCGCCAGGGTTGGACTTGGGTCCTTGTTCACTGAAATTACGATAGTCCATCTGCTCTTATGCCCTCCGGCTCTTTGGGTTTTTCAAAACTGAGTTGCTCTTGTGTGGACCAAAGCAGCATGTCGTCGTCGTTGGGCATACCACCGAGGAGATCCTGTACTTTGGGGTCTTTGAAATCTTCA